TTAACCGCTTCACGGTCGACGTTCCACCGCTCTTTGATCGCTCGATTGACCAAACCTAAATCCTGCGCTGTCTTGATCTCCAATCAAACCGCCCCCTACCCCGTGGAAATCACCCCTAACGCACTAACACACTTCAAAACCCGTCCGGTCGTCCCCGCATTTTAAAAGGGCTAATTGAGTGGAAGTACCTAAGCTTATGGGGGCCTATCACGTTTGTTTCTCCTGCCATTCCGCATTTTTCCCGCTCTTGATCCTGGTAATCTCAACGCCTGAGCCGCTGACAATCTCGACCGACCATTCGTACCATCCAGGCCTGAGCTCTCCTGTAACGGTCTTAGAGACGTCAAAATCGAGGTGAACATTGCCGCCTGTTGCATCGGTCACGGTTCCGGTAGCGATGAATTCGTTGACGCCCTCATCATCCTCATACCGCATCCCGAATCTAGCCGTCGATGTCGCGATAACGTAGCCGGTAGGTAGCTCCACGGTCCATCGGAATCGCCTGCCGTTGGCTGCTAGGTAGTCATCCCCAATAATCAGCGGGCTTGCCAGTTGGCCCGTTGCCGTCACTGGGGTTGATACGTTGACGGTCCCGCCCGCTTGGATTAAATCCGCTTGGCTCTTGACGCTGTTAAGAATGTTCCCCGCCTGCGTCCCGCTGTAGCCTGTAGCAAGATCGGTCGACCAAGGATTACCCGCTGCCCCTGAGTCGATAAGAGCCTTGCCCGTTGTGCCTGCCGTTGTGTGTCCGCTGGTCGCCTCATCCCAAACGCCATCGGCAATTTCGCCAACCGCATCCGCTGCCAATCCAGCTGCCGTAAGCCAATTAGCCGCAAATGCCGCCGAGGTTATCACGCCGGCCTGTAGTGCGTGAATGTCCGCTGCGATATGCCCGGATCCCGCGCCGGTCACCTGCACTGATCGGTTATTGTTGTTAGAAATCAAGATGTGTTTTCCGAAGCTATCGGCAACCCATGCTGTTGTCGTCAATGCGTTCCAAACGGCCTGAGCTATTGGCGTGTACAGGTCGTTGGCCTGAAGTGCGTTTGCCCCGAGTTCCGCGATCGCACCGCCGACCGTGATACCAAGACTGCCGAAGTTGGCAGGGAACGCCACAATCAAATCGGTCTTGGCCTTAATCGCCGCGACTTCGGTATCGATAAAATCATCGATCGCGTCAACGCTGGTTTGCGTTGCTCGGCTTCCGATTGTTGCATCGATTCGCGATAACCCAAACGCCGCCGCATCTTGGTAATCGACCGCATCAAGCTCGATCTCGATTAGCACTGGAAGCATATTGGCAACGCCGCGAACGCAAAGCTCAACCCACTCGACGCCCGCCGCCGACGCGAAAGCCGCATCGGGAAAATCGACTTCATAACGCCCTGCTAGCGCTCCACTTGCGACGATACCACCTGAGACGTAAGTTCCAAGGGTCTTGGAAACTGGAGTAACGCTCGTCCATGCTGATTGATTCTGCCGCCTGTACTCAAGCACTAGCCCGCTTGATGCGTGCGTAACACCGCTGAGCCCGCCGCCCGTTGTGCTGGTCGTATCGGCGATGAAGATCGGGAGCGATCGACTGGTTTTTGCCCTGGTTGTTTTTTGCTTGCTCATCCCGAATACCCTCCGTCCATCGCCCTAGCCAGAATCAAGCCGCCGCCGCTGGTTGTTTTATGGTCAAGCTCAAGCAACTCAAGGATGATTGTAAAGTACGTCGCAGAGTTGGCTGCTGTCACGTTTGTTGACGGCCATACGGTCGTTCGAGTTGCGTTTGTGTCGTAGGTCGCAACCTCAAAATTAGTTCCGACCGAATTGTTAATGCTCGACATTCCAGAGGGAGCCAGCGAAGAAAGGTTGTTCAAAACGCTGTTATTCATGCCGTATCCCACCAGCCAAAGGTCGGCGGCATTTTCTTGCAGCGTGCCGGCGACTTGTGCGGTATAGGTTATAGTTGTCGAAGTACCTGAACCAACGGACAAAAAAGAAGGCACGACGACTGAGCCGGAATCGCCGCTGTACACCAGGGCGGTCGCGTTGTCTGCATTCGTCCACCCAGTTGTACCGACTGTTTCGGACGAAGAACCCGCGATGTAATAACCGATCCGCTGCGAGCCACTACTACTCGAGCGACTGTACAACCCTAGCACGCCTGTAGGCAGTGTAGGAATGACGCCCGAGCCCTGGTTGTACGCCAAATACAAAATCAGATCGCCCTTTGCGTGAGTACCAAGGGCGACGGTTGTTCCGTTATTGGTAGCCGAGCTAATTCTAGAAATTGCCATTCGCGCACAAGCTCGGCCTTTCGCCCGTTCCGTCCCACTGATCGACTATTTGGCAAAAAGCATTGTAGGTATCCGACCCCTCTTTTCGGATTGCCTTTCGATCGATTTCGAGCCTCAAAAGGCTGATTGCTGCCTGAATTGCCGTATCGTTTTCAACGACTCCAAACCGCTCGCAGGGGGAGATGTATCGCCGCCCTGCCGCTGCTATTGCTTGGCAACGCTGGTCCGGAATCGCCAGCAATTGAGCGTTGAAAACCGGATCGCCAATCGGTAGCCCTGAGCCGGCTGCCTGGGTCGCAATCCAGCCAAAACCTATCGATTCGCAAAAGGCAATAAACGCCGTCACTTCGGTCGGCCCGATGATCTGAGCGATACCAAGCAGGGTCCATCGATCAGAGTCGACGTAAAGGAACGATTTCGCTTTGGCCGCTGCGATAACGCCCGCGTCGGTCATTTCCTGCCAATCGCTGATAGATTCGATTGCTTTTCTGTATGTCATTGTTCGCCCCCTCTAGCTAACTTGACCATTTCTGCCTGTAATGACTCGATCTTTTCGCCGAGTCTCTGCCTGTCCGATCGGCATTCCTCGTAGTCTTTGCGACTCAGCAAGTACTGGTACACGTTCGCCGAGGTCAAAGCCCCGGCAATCGCTGTTCCGATGGCGATGATCGAAGTGTCGTTGCTTGTCAATTGAGCCAAGAAAAACCAACTCATCTCACCGCCTCCGCTGCTTGCTCTAGGGTTGTGTAGCCTGTCAAGGTCGCCTTTTTATCGCCCGATTCGACTTCAAACGTCGGGGTGAGCCCGTATGAATGCTGATCGACGATGCCGACCGACCACCCTGCATCCATAAAGCGTTGCATTTCGCATCGCTTCCACTTCTCGCAGGGGGGGCAGTTCTTCGAGACGAAAATCAGAACTTCGCGTTTTGTCTTTTCGTGCTTGTCCGAGGGGCTTGGCATGGGGTCCGGTTCCTTTGGTGGAGCGACAAACTCAACCTTCGCGACTTCTTCGATCAACGGCGCCGTGTCCGTCAAGTCGCATTGCGTAGGGTCTTTTTGCGGTTCGCTGCAAAGCCAAAACAACACACACAACAAAACGACCATGATTACCGGCCCTCCTTTTTCGTTCATCCTAGTGGCCTCGATTGCATCCAAGATACCGCCCTCGGTCCTGGCGTCGACAAATCCGATACGCCGACGATGGAGGTGTATTCGTGTCGGCAAAGTTGATCGATAACTGAGGGGGCAATTTCGGTCCATGAGTCGTTGCCGTGACTATTTAGCCGCCAAATATAGTTTCGGCCCCTGGAATCTTTGCGTTTCGAGTAGCCCGCCAAGCAATAAGCATGGCCGCCGCCGCTTCGCAAGTTGACCGACTCAAGAACCTTGTTTGGCGAATAGAATGAGCCATTCCAAAGAGTGCCAGCAAAGCCGAGTCCTACGCCCGAAGCGAAGTAGTTTTTGATTGCGTCATACGAATCCAACCAGGTATGCGAGCGGATCTTAAAGGGGCTTGCAAGCGTTCGCATTTCGTCAGTGATAAGCGTCTTGGCATTTCGCGGGTACGGAGTCGAATATGGCAAGTGCTTGTATGGCAAATAGCCGATGTTTGTACTAACCCAAAGCCCGCCGCTTACCGTCGATCCTCGATCAACACCGAACAGCCCGTTACCGTCTCTCCTTTGCGTTTCGATGTAGGTAAACGTAGGGGAGAACTGCCGCTCTTCGCTGATCGCTCCGTGAGACAACGCCCAAAGCCCCTCGCCGCAATTGGTATTCCCGAAGGCCCCGCAAGAATTCATTCGCGATTGGTCGTCGTGCCGGATAAGCTTCCGGAAGTCGATTTCCTCCGGAGCCTCGTAATCGCCAACGCGAAACCCAAGTTCGGTCGATGTCGCTCGGATTTCGTCGCGGTTCTCAATTGTGGGGTCGTAGCCGGTGAAAAAATCACTCATCGTCTGCGATTACCTCCAGGCTTTCGAGCATCGGAATAGCCAAGCTATCAACCAGCCATTCCGTCGACACCCTGATAACTGCAAACGGCAGAAATGCGAACCAAACGACGACGTAAGCCACAACCGCCGATATCTGCCTTGCCCGCTTCATTCCGGATCCTCCAGCCCTCGATTGTCGCCCGGGCTCAAGGTGCCATCGGGGAGTATATCGTATTTGATATGGTCCATTTTGACGTTGCCCATCGGCTTCGATCGCTTGAGCCTCGACACCTTGAGGCCCAAGAAATAGCCTGCGAAGAAACACGCTGCCAAGAATGCCCCCACGCCGAAAGGCCCAGTCCAAAGGACAAGCTGAACGATGTACCAAGTGAGTAGTCCGATTTCAGTCATTTACCACGCCCCCGCTATTTCTTTGTTAATTCGTGCTATTTCCGCTTCACGCCCCGCAAACGTCACCGGCAATTTCAATTCATCGATCGCCGTGTACACTCGGTCGAGAGCTTCGCGATTCTTGCCGCCTGCATTGTCGGCAATAAACTTGGTCCATTGCTCTTGGTTGGCGATTTCGCCCGCTTCGATCTTTGCTGCCGCATCGAGAAAAGCCTGCTTGTACGCCGCTCGAATGCTTGGGATCGTCGACCGGACCACGGCAGTTATGCCCGCCGGTTTAGATGGATCACCCCCTCCCTTTGGTTGTTGGCTAGCCGCGTAGAGGACAAGCCCCGCGACGATCACCCAAGGAATCCAATTGTCTTTTTGCTTCGCCATCGTCACTCCATTTTGCCCCCTGCCAACTCACCGAGCCCCTAGCATCGGAAAAGTTCGGGTTGGCTAGGGGTTATTCGTCGCTTTCGTTGTCATCGTCATCGAATTCGCCCGCATCCCACGCCGTTTGGAGGATGTAGCCTGTAGGGGCATCGGAAGGATCGTAGGACGAAAGGTAGCCGTTGTCTTTGGCCCAGTTCCAGACCTTGAAGGCCAATTGAATCAACGCGAAAATCATCGCGATTGTCGCGGGGTCGAGCCCGTAAGCGCCGACAAGCTTCGACCGAAGGGCCCTTCGAGCTGCCCGAGTATTGCCGTCTGCGTCGGCGTAAGCCTGGGCAAAATCAGACTCATGCTTTTTGGCTAACTCTTGAAGTCTTGGGAAATAAATCACTTTGCCACCTCATCGGGTTTGGGAACGGGCCGGACTGAATCGCCTACGATCCAAGCCGCAACAACCCAAACTAGCTCTTGAATCTGATCTTCGGACAGCGGTAGGCGATCCTTCAAGACGACCACGGCAACCGTAGCCGCCGCCGCCCAAAATCGCTTGCTTTTGAATAACTCTGAAAGGTTCATGGTTTTCTCCTTTCCAACATCTTATCCACCGTCAAGGGGCTTGACAATCACCGGGGCAAATTTTCATCGACTGGAAACCAAGTGCACCAAATCGATATAAGGCAAAACAGAAACGCCGCCGGGCAGGACATCAACGCAAGTTCGTGCAGCGCGTCGAAGATAATCCACTCGAAATGGAGCGACGCTAGGTCGACCCAAAAGAAAAGCACTGTTACGGATCGAGTGGCCCAAAGGCAGGATTGGTAGGGTTTGGTCATTTGCCTGCCTTGTTCCTCAAGTCCTCGATCCAAAACTGCGACGGGTCAAATACGTCAGCCGAGTACACCGCGACGCCAAGAGCCGCCCAGTAGTGCGTTGCCACGCCGTAGAGCTTGCCCGGTTGTTTCTTGGTCCCAACCGGCCCGAAGCGATCGATAAGAGCCTGCCTTACGTTGGCATCCTTGGCCCGCATTGAGTTGCACAGGTGCAGCTTAACCGATCGACGCGGGACAAGGCGTAAGTTCCAACTGCCATCGTACAAGAGCGATGCAAACCAGCCGATGCCCGCTACAGTGCGAAACGTCTCCTGGCCGACCGCCATGCCGAAACACTCGATCCATTCGATGGAGACACGGTCAACGCCGCAGAGCAGAGGCTTAACCTCGAACGATCCAAGCTTGAACACCGCAACGGATTCGAGCCTGACAACTTTTTCGGCGTCAGTATCCCACCAAACAAACGCACTTTCGACCGGCCCGGGGTCAATGCCTAAATAGATCATTCGCCAAGCTCCTTTCGTCGCTTGCGGTCGGCTCTAATAACCGCCCGAACAATTTGATAGTTGCGATCAAGGGCCTTCGTGTAGGTCTGGACCTTGATACTGGAAAGATAATCGTTCGCCTTCCGGCCAAATATTGCACGCCGACAGATTTTCCTTGCTTGCCTGAGTTTCATTCGCCCGCTTCGCTTTCCTTTTTTCTTTAAGTTTTTCAATCGCGGTACGATAGGCAACGGATTTACCTAGCTGGTAGTTAGCTGAATCTGCGTCACCAGTTGGCTTGATCTTATTCATTCGGGTTATTGCTTCAAGGCGAAGCCCCTCAAGGTACTCAATAAATTCTTTGCGTTTCATTCGCCCACCTCCTGAATCAATCGATCCAAATACCATCGAGCCTTTTTCAAATCATCGACGCCGCCCTTTTTTGGCCATCGCCAAAGGTACTT